CATCTGGAAGTGTAACTCGATACAGCGTGATATGGATTCGGCTTGGGGCCTTGGAAGTATCTTTGAATGACTGCGGCAAATTCTTTGGCACTATGCTAGCACTCCTTCCAGCATAGTTTTCTCCTCAATGAATTCAACCTCAACGCCCCACCGCTCATGCGTGACACGCTGGAAGTCCAATTCATCCTGCGCGAAGTAGACCCGGTATCGCGCATCAGTCACATCAGCGCGAAGAATAGCGCCAAAGGCTGGGGCCGCAGCATAAGTGACGACACCTGTGAAGTAGTCAATAGTTGGCTGTGGAGAATCTACAACGCCATTAGTGGACGTTGTAGCGGCCATCGCCCAATCACAGTGGAGTTTGAATTTAGTTGTAAGCCCATCGCCCATACCAAAGAACTTGGCTGTATAGTTCACCTTGACTGGATCCCTGATCAGTAGGGCCTTCCACGCGCCCCAGTGCTGTGAATGGAGCTCTTCCATTGCTTCGCGTTCAGCGTCTGTAAGCGTATCGTATCTGAACCTGAAACCATACCGGCCCCGTTCCCACAGTTTGTTCGCTTGACGGAATCCACTCACATACTCAACAACTTCGGTGGCTCCTGCAATCCGGCGCATTGAGTACGCGTTTGGTGTGTAAGTCCAGAAGAAGTCTCCCAAGATCTCAAAGTCATCGAGGCGGGCCCCATTCAACCCCGCATAGAGGCCGCCCGCCCCTGCCGCAATTGAGGTATCAGTCACCGTTCCACGCAAGATTTCATTGTAGTAGGCCCGAAGCGTAGTTCCTTGTCCTTCAATGGCCATATAGGCGCTGGTGGAACGCGTTACTCCACCAAATGCGGCGACCTGCGAGACCACGCCACCGACCCGCTTCATAATGCGATAGGCCACATCAAATTCAACCCAATACAGGTCAGGTGTCGCGCCTGCCCCGACGCGAAACGCGGGCCCAAAGCTATTACCAGCCGCAGCCGCATCCCTGGCTTTGACGCGATAGTTGTCTGGGTGAAGTGCGCGGCTTCGCGCAATGTGTGTCCCTGCCGCCACTGTCCTGAACTCATTAGATACAATCTGCCAATCGTCTTGATTCTCTTCCCAATTCACACCGAGGGAAATGGAATTGGCCCGATTGGCATCGTCTTTGAAGATTTGTGGCACCGGCATGGCGCTAACCGCCTCTGAGAGCTGGGTGATTCATCCGCCTCTGCATCCCCATCAAATTGGCCAGATGATCGCCCTGCTCATACAATTTCTGCAGTCCAGTTTCAGTATCCCACGCAAAGATATTGACAACGTTCATTCCCGTTGTGCCCGTGAGTTCTACAGGTATCTTTCCTTTCTTGAGAGGGATGACGGCTTCAGGATGATTGAATTCCGAAAGAGTCGCCAACGTTGGCCGATTGCTGACCCATCCTTCTGCCGCACGCACAGGCATTAGCCGGCCTGGCGATATTCCACCTTGTGCGAAGCCAAAGCCTAGCATCCCAAAGAGGAATCCAAGGAGCCCGCCTCCGGCAAGCCCTCTGAAGCCACCGCCTTTGAGCCCTGACAAGAGTGAGGAGAAGACTTCCCTTAGCCTAAGCGATTCCACGATAGACTGCGCGACCGCTTTGGCAACTTCAGAAATGATCGCGCGGCCAACACTTCGGGCAAAGTCTACAATCCCTTCAAGCGCTGTCTTTGATCCAGTGGCCACGTCTACGATCATCTGCTCAATGGCGCTTTGAATGCCTCCGACCACTCGGTCAATTGGCGCCATGATCAAATCGTCCAATTCCCTCCTTGTCCGGGCGATCTCATGCTCAATGATTCCCTTCTGTTCTTCGGTGAGCCCATTCACAAGTAGTTGTTTCTCAAGACCGATGATTCTTAGTCTCAACCTATCTTCAGGCGTGCCTTCATAGAGTTCCAGTTCACGCTGAAGGTGCGTCCGAAGATTCTCTAATTCTTGGTCTCGCGCCTCACGTCGCGCCTGCACGATGTCCCACGCACGCTTGATAGCCGCTTCCCTCTCCCTCGGTATACCCGGAGCCTCAAATGCGGCCCTAAGCAGGTCTTCCTCTTCCTGTGTTTGAATCCTCTTGAGCACATCTAGATACAACTGGCTTGCCCTCTGTGCCGCTTCCATCTGCTCATTGTGCTCACGCTGCTTTATGGCAGCTTCGCGTTCCAACATCGCTTTCATCCGCAAAGCTTCGGCGTATTCCTTCATCTGCTGAGTGAGAAGATGAAGGTCGGGTAGCATACCTTTGTATTGTTCGTGGAAAGCTTCAATGGCATCAATATCGCCTTCCTCAGCGGCCCGCTTCATCGCTCGGGCAACTTCCACGAATTGATCTGCCATCTTCTTGCCAATATTCTCGGCCGCCACCGCCCTGAACTTATCAATAACAAAGTCAATATCAGGGACGGCCCCACGCAATTGATCCCTCAGTCGCTCAAGACCAAACACGTCTCCTTCTTCGGCCATCTTGGCGATCTTGGTCAAGTCAATGACCAGCTGTTTTGTAGTTTCATCGAGTAACTGTTTTGTGAGCCGAATTTGTTCGCGCCTCATATCATTATTGCGGATGAGCAAATCATTCTCAATCTGAAGCAACTGATTGAGGATTGCGCGTCGCTCATTTTCATCCTTGGCCAATGGGAGCGATTTTGCCAACGACGCCCTGTACGTCTCAATTGTGGCGATTTCAGCCTTCATGCGGTCGATGGTATTGTCCATAGTGGCCGCATAAGCCATCTGTCGATCCCTGAGCGCATTGATTGCATCAAGCCGCCTCTCAAGAGCCGACACCCCTGCTGCCCCGGCTGCGGCTCCCCCTCTGAGGGCCCTGGCAAGTTCTTCTTCCATTGCCGCCGAGAATTTTGCCATCGCAGCCTGCTGGGCTTGTGCTACGCCATGCGCTTCAATGATTTTGATCGCTTCGGCTCGCGCTGATGCCTCGCCGCGCACGGCACGAAGAACTAAATCCTTGTCTTTGATGATCCCTCTAATATATGCGTCGCTGATGCGCTTGGAATCTTCAGCGCGTTGTTTCATTCTGTCGGCTTCAGCCTCAAGACGCGCCAAGCGAAGACCAAGGAATGTCGCGAAAATTGCTGTGAGTCCAATTACAGGATTGGCAAGGGCAATAACAGCAATCCTCAATGCACCAAGCCCTTTGATAATTAGTGGTATCACAATGCCAATGCTCCCCAATACTGTAAGCAGACCACCAAGAACAGCGGCGGTCTTGAGAATCTGCATGGTGAGCGTTGGATGCTCCTTCATCCATCCGGTGACCGCAATCATCGCCCGTGTCGCGTCAATCACGAATTCTTGTACAAAAGGCATCAACTGGGCTCCGAGAGTCATAGCCGCGCCTTTGAGCCCGGCTGTCAACTTAGTTAGACGGTCGCCAAATTCCTCTGCGCCCCTAACAGCCTCATCAGAGAAGACAAGGCCCAGCTGTCTAGCCATTTCCATGTTGCGTTCTATTTCACTAGTGCTCTGACGGAGAAAGGGCATGAGCCCTACGTATCCTCGCCCAAGCATTTCAATGGCAATTGCGCTACGTATCGTATCGCTTTCTATTCTGTTGAGGGCCTGGCCAAAGAGGATCATCGATTCGTCAATCTCCATGGCCTGAAGTTCTCGAACCGAAAGGCCCATCTTTTCGATCATTCTCGCCGCATTGCTGGTCGAATCTGTAGCCTCCGTCAATGCCCGCGTCCATCTGCGAGTAGCCGAAAGCAGATCCTCCAATGTACCATGCTCCTGCTCAACGGCAAATCTGAGCATTTGGAGCCGCTCAATGCTGATACCAGTAATCTTGTTCGCGCGGTCGATTTCCTCGCCATAGGCTTGGAATCCCTTGACGGCGAGAGCCAAGGGCCCTGTTATGGCTGCGCCTGCGATAGCAAGGCGGTGTGCCCCTTCCTCAACCCTACCGAGGGCCGCAATGGCTGCGCTGGCATTCGCCCGAACGATGACCTCAATGATATTGGCCACTACTCATCACCTACTCATCGTCGTCTTCCAAGGCGTGCCGCATCCTCAAGTGCTCGCGACGAATCCGATCTGTTTCCATTGTTTCCTGTCGCTCTTGTTCCTTCACGTATAGGCGCCAGCATTGAAGATTGATCCTAAAGTCTTCTATCGGTATGTCCAAGAATTCATGAGGAAGCACCCGATAGAATCGAGCCATCGGCGCCAATACTGTCCAATTTTGATTCACGAAATTTGTCGATCTGCGACAACGCCTCAAGGCTCAACCCACTGAACATTGCAATTTCCTTCAGCAGGTAGTCCTTGTCTTCACCCAGATCGAGGAAGTAGACAGCGCTTGGTCCTTCCTCAGATGGATCAAGTACGATGCGAGGAGAAACAACGCCTAACTTGAGAATTCGCTGTTCAACTTCCTCAAGTTCCTCAACGTGGGAATCCACATAATCTGAGATCAATTCCTGCGTCAATCTGGTGCCCTCCTGCACAACTAAGGCCACCAAGCCTCTGGGCATGAAGTCCCTTTGCGTCAATTTGCGGATGGTGTATGTCTGCCCACTCGCGCTGGTGACTACTCGACGATTCCTCTCGCGAAGTTCCTGCGGCGATGCCACAATTCTCAGCCTCCTATACTAAGAGGGACGGGGCAACACATTGTCCAGCGCCCCTGGTCACGCTGGCTGCGTCACCACACCCGTCCCTCTACAATTGCCCAGCCCAGGGAACTGGGTCGTGCGTGTTACTAGTAAGCCGACAGCCCGTTCACAAGCCGAATTTTGAACGGCGTATCTGCTACTGCTGGATCATACTTTGCCTTGCCGGCGAACGAGACCATGATTTCGTCTGGCCCACCAATGCCTATCGGATAGGCCGTGTATCGGAATCTAGGGAACCAGAACTCCAATTTGAAGTTCCCAGTTCCCAACGCCGCTCCCACAAACACAATTTTGAGATAGCGCTCAGATCCGTCAATGAAAGCAGTATTCTCAGCGGCCTTCACCAAAGCGGCACCACTACACGTTACAACGCGTGAGCCAGCAGAACGGATACGTCTAATGTCCTGCGTACCGTCAATATATGCTTTGCCTTCGTATCCATTCTCAATGTTGATCGTGAGGTCTTGGATATTAGCTTCAACTGTAGGATCAGGCAATGTGATAGTGGCTTCGCGCCACTGAAAGGCGCGTGTGGCTTCATAGGTTGGGGTTGTCGGGGCAATCATCGCAACAGACTTTGCAATAATGCCCGCTTGTGCTCCAAGGACCTTGTTTCCAATGCCGAATTGAAACTGCATTGTATTCACGCCAACGCCTGCGAATCGAAAGGCATTGGAGCCTGGCAGGTCTCGATGGATTTCAAGCGTAAGGGGCTGGGGGATACAATCTGCGCTGAATTCTGTTTGCCTTGGCGCAAAGTCATGCTGCCACCGCACTCCAACCTCAAGATTAGTCGTGGTAACTGGACCTGCGCCGCTCAACAGATAATCACCAAGGATCACCGGATGGGCATCGAATTCAACTGGACCGCCATGAGTCCTAAGCCCCTGGTACGTTGGGCCTTCGTCAAAGACCCCCAGGATATTCGGTGGCGTCACTTCTTCGATAGCAGTGATGACTCCCTCGCTTCTGAAGCGATGGTATCGAGCCGCCGCCACCGGCGTTCCAAAGGTCGTTTCCTTTCCTACGCCAATGTGCCCCTTCCTTCCCTGCGACATGGCCTACCCCTCCTCTCCTCGCCTACGAGGCTTCGGTTCTTCAGTGATTGTGAAGTCAGGTCGCCGAAGCAGGTCAGGGGCGAGTTCATCGCTGACCTCAAATTCCTCTCCAGGCTGGCGTACGGCGCCAACAACGGCCCCAGGGCCTTGGGGAACCTCGACCGGATAAGTGCCAATGTACTTGATCTTGACCATTGTTGTCCTCCTTTTCCTCCTAGCGCACACGGACTTTGACGACAACTGTCATTGTGAACCGTGCCTCTGGCGGATCGGCTTCTGGGTTGCTATCAGTTCTGAAATTGATCTGATCAACCGATGTAGTTGGCGAAAAGGCATTCAGATCCCATTTTTCTGCTAGGACAGCAATGGCGTTGTCGAGCCAATTTTGGATGTTCTTCTCAGCATTGCCCACCTTCTCGGCCGTCTCACGCACACTAACAAGGATATTGATTGTTGCCTCGCGTCCCAGACCACCAATATAGGCAATCACATCTTCCCCTGTGTCCACACAGACAGTGCCCGCTGGATTGCCTTGAACCTGTTGGATACTTCGACGCCCATCATGCCACAAAATGCCTGATGTTCGCGCATCAGAGGCGAGGATATCTCGGATTCTTGTGACCAAGGCGCCAAGGTTGATGAGCACTAGAGTATCCCTCTATTCGCGTCCCGCACAACTTCAGCCACTGCCTTACTAAAGATATCGATGATTTCTGTGCGCTTCTCCTCCACACTTGGCCGCAAATATGGACGTTCAGGAATGACCGTCTGCAGGTTCTTGCCTGACTTGCCTCCCAATTCGTGGATGCGGCCATAGGGCACGAGGGCACGCACGCCGATCACTGCCTGGATGTCGCTCCCAACCCTTCGGGTAACACCGACAATATTGCGCCGCAGGTGCCCTGTACGAACATTGAGGACCTGCCCACTGACCTTTTGTGCTCTTGCATAATCGGCTACCAGAAAGGCGACCTTCTGGGCCCTCTGCATCATCTTGGAATCAAGGTCACGAGAGGCGCGACGCAATCGCCCTGCCAACGCTGCTGCCCCTCGAATCACCACCGTGATGGGCATTATCCTTCCCTCTTGTAGTGATTCAGAATCGCCACGACATCAAGTGGCCATCGATCAAAATCAGAAGACCATCCCTCATTCGACAAACGCGACATTCCTTCTTTGTCCCGGTTGAGATAGAGCCCCGCAACAAGTCTCCCGCAGGCAAGTTCCAAATCGAACGGTAGGTTTCGCTCAGTTGGGGTCGTGAAGTTTGGCGTCTTGTACCCTGCTGAGTAAGAGACTTCAAGATTGTATCGGGCAGCATTTGGATGGACCTCGTCGAGAGGGAGAGAACGGAGCCCCAATGCGCCTCCAAGCCACCCACCCTCTTTGAAGAGCATTCCTTCTTCAGGCATTATCACATACTCCGCCGCAGGAATGGTAGATCCATCATCTTTCACATAGGTCACTGATGCGATAGGCCACTGCTTCAACAGGAGTATCTGACGACCGTGGCCAATGTACCTCTCGACATACGATCTGAACTCTAGGATACGACCAACGTAACTTTCAATACGATCACTCATTGCTTCAATGTAGAATTCGAGAAGTGAGTCATGCCCTGCTGGAACCGATGTCTTATCGATCAGCAAAGACTTGACTTGGGCAACGGTCGTCAATGCTCCTGTCGTCAGCGACATTGTCTACCCTTTCTTGGACCCCTTAGTTGCCCTCCCCTTCACCATCTTGTCCTTACGAGGCTTTCCTACCACCAGTGCTCCTCCCCTCGCCTCAGAAACGCTGATTGATCCTCTACAGGCGTATCGAGTTCAATTGACCTACCATCACGAATAATGGCTGCACGTCTTACTTGGACCGTCCTGCTTTTGGGGCCCTTGATTCCTCTACCTTCGCCTCAGCAGCATCTTTCTCCGCCTCCTCACCATCGGCAGGGTCCACATAAGCCGCAAGGCCATACTGCACAAGGTCCTTCGCAATCTCAGGCGGGAAGCCCGCCTGCTCACCAGGATTGTATGGAGCCACGCTGACTAAGAATCGAACAGGAACACGCACTTCAATGGCTCCTCCAAGGTCTACTTCATGCTTGGCCACAACCGTTCCCTCCCAGGGTCAATGTCGGCCGTTTTTGTTTCGATCCAGAACGGCCAAACTGGATATACCCAACCTAGGCCTCAATTACTAGCCTTGAGGCAGAACATCCGCTCCACCGAGTACGACCGCTGCACCACGCTCAACAGTCGGTGAAGTCCCGCCCACAAACGCATCAACCACGACGACACGAATAAACGCCTTAGCACGGGATAGATTCACGTCCTTGAACCTTTGCACATTGATCGCCGTCACCTGCGCTACGGCTTCTCCAGCAAGGTCCGCCCACCCAGTTGTCCCGTCAGGGCTGTCCTGGAGTTTCGCGTCTACTGTGAAGGATGACGGAGCACCTGACGTAGCTCCGACGTCCAGAAACAAGATCCCAGACAAAAAGCCTCGACGGTCAATGGCGGGCCCATTGACGGTACCGCCAGAACTTCTGAGAGGGGCAACTCCACGCAGAACCCTGATGAGTTCACCAATTCCTGTCGGAATCCACATTGCTTCCTCCTCCTTCTTCTATGATCAGAGGGAGGAGGATGAGGAAATCCTCACCCTCCCCAACTATCACTAGGACCAGCGCACATCATCCAAGACGTGGGCCGCCCGGCCGTAGCGCAGAGCGAAGTCATGCCGCGCAACAGCCCGCAGAACGGTCTGATCGAGGGAGAAGGCTGCCCTGATCGTGCCTCCCTCATCGTAGGCGGCTTCCTGGGACACGGCAAGTTCCAGATTCTGGTTCTCGCCAATTACAGCCTCGAACATGTCCGCCAGATACAACTCAGAGCCGTTGGATGCGCCTCCGAGGTTGTCGGGGATCTGATCGGTGACTGCGTAGGGATAGGAGAAGAACTTGCCAGTCAAGAGTTCATCACGGAAGAAGTACCGCTCTGGCGCACCAGTGACCAGGTGCATGAGGTACTGTTCTGTCCGGGTACTCATGAACCAATAGCCGCTGAAGATGCGGCCCTTGCGCCCCTGCTTGAACTTGACCAGGCTGGTCTTGATATCCGCAACAGTGTTCGCAAGGTTCACGGTCGGGTTAGCGGTCGTGACACCGGCCGCATCTACCCAGTGGCGCAGTCCTTTGGGCTGGTATTGTGTACCATCCCCACGCAGGAATGCCAGATCTTCACGAACAGCCAATGCTGTCACAAGATCGTCGCGCACCCAGGCATCGGCTGCAGGACTGGAATCACGAATCAATTCATTTGAGATTGGAACAATTGCCGCCAGTTTCCGGGCACTCAGCTGGATCATTCCCAGGCCCGGCTTCGTGACGCCAATATTCGCGCTCTCGCCCACGTAGGTGGCCGTTGACCCGCTCTCGCCTCGCGGGATGAGCAAGGTATTGCTGGCCATCGGCACCACACGCGCACCAGCCTTGCGTACGACAGTCATGTCGCGCAGGAATGGAATAATCTCAGCCGCGTATTCAGGCGGGACAATGAACCCTCCCGCAGACCCGAGGGACTCTCCAAGAGACTTTTGATGCGCCGGGTCAAAGTATACGCCGACCTTCTCATGAAGGAGAAGGTCCTTCGGATACATTGCCTTTGCCACATCGGTCGGCTTAGTCTGCCCCATGCTCGCACGAGAGTTCAGAAGGACCTTGGCGAATCGCGCCAAGCGGATACCTTTCCCTACTTCCTCCTGCTCAGTCTTCGTGCGCGAGCCAAGGAAGAAGTTCCCCCACTTCACCTGTTCCTCGCGGATAGGGGCAATTTGGGACGTGACTGCTTCTCGAATCAAGCCACCGAGGAATTCACGCTCTTCCTCAGTGAACTGATCCTTGACAACCTCAGGCATTGTCGTTCCCTCCTTCTTTTCACTAGTCAGACGTTGTTCTGCCCTTCAGTCGATTGACCTCAGCCCGCAGAGTATCGCGGATCAAATTCACCAGACCTTCACGGTCGGTGAGGAGTTTGCTGGTGCTGGTCGGTCGATTCTCCATCTGGGCATGAACAATCTGCTTCAGCCTACCGCTATCCTTACCCATCGGAGCAAACCCTTCGTTCAATTCGATACTTCGTGTTACTTCAGGCGCAGGACGCCCAGTCTCGTCATCAAGAACGGTCTCCGGCTTCTCAGCGTCATCTAGGACTTCCTGAAGCAGGTCACGCGCCTGTTTGATCCGCGCCTTGTTCGCGGCATTCAGGACCGCACCTGTTTTTCTGGTGCCTCCCTCATGCTCACTAAAGGATTCACCAAGACGCGGCTTTTCGATAGTCTTCTTCTCTCCATACTCTTCCTCCTCCTCTTCTTCTTCTTCCTCTTCTTTCTCTTCCTTCTCTTCAGGGTCAGGACACGGGACCACATTCCCGTCCCT